CGCAATACAATTTCGATTAGGAGGCAACACATGATAACAGCAGCAGTATGGATCGTCATCATCGTTGGTGGCATTGTCTGGTTCACACACGACGAACACAAGTTTGATGAACGTGAGGGTAGACGTGATTATTACAAGTACATCGAAAACGGTTGCACACCGGAGGAAGCGGCATTCTTAGTAAATGGCGCAGTAGAGGAGTAGGAAAATGGAAAAAGAAGTAACAGTAGGATTTGTAATTAAAAATATTGATGAATTTTATGAATTAATTAAAAAAGCCCAGCAACAAAGCACTGAACTCAAAAATACGTTATCCAAAGTTGAGGAATTTATTCCCGATATTGAACTTTCTAAAAAGAAACAAGTGTGAAGCGGTCTTCTGGAGGTAAAAATATGTCCTTAACATTAGGCGACAAAATAAACAAAAAGCTTAATGAAAGCAATAAAACAGCCTACTGGTTGTCAAAAAAATCAGGTATTGCATTTGGCGCATTGTATCCAATTTTGACAAACAAAAGGTTGAATCCAACATTTTCCACTATGGAAAAAATAGCTGATGCGCTAGACATCAGTTTAGATGAATTTAGAACAGAGAAAGAGAGGTAGTCATGGCAGACAATAAACAATATTATTACATGCGCTTAAAGGATAATTTCTTTGATAGCGACAATATAAAATTGTTGGAAAGCGTCCCAAACGATGGTTACAAATTCACAAATATACTTTTGAAAATGTATTTAAAAAGTCTAAAAAATAACGGATCGCTAATGTTCAACGGCAGAATACCCTTTAACACAGAAATGCTATCAGTTGTCACTGGTCACAGTATTGGAGACGTTGACCGAGCCATTGAAATGTTTAAAGAGTTTGGACTGATTGAAATATTAGATAGTGGCGAAATATATATGATGAATATTCAAGAGTTCATTGGTAAAACAACCACAGAAGCTGATAGGAAACGTGCTTATAGAAAAGAAATTGATGATAAAAAAAACATTGGGACAAATGTCCGACAAAATTCCGACAAAACTATACCAGAGATAGAGTTAGAGATAGAGAAAGAGTTAGAGATAGAGACAAAGCCAGAGACAAACTACCAAAAACTGGTGGCGGTGTTTGAAAAAAATGGTTTCGGAACAATTTCTCCTATTGCCTCTCAAAAATTAAATGATGAGCTGACAGATTTCACTCAAGAAAATGGCAGCACTGATGAATCATTTAATGTCTTGAACAAAGCGTTTGAAATAGCAGTAGTGAATGGTGTCAGTAATTTAAATTATGTCTTGTCAATCACAAAACGTTGGTATCAGTCAAAATTGTTTACGGTATCTGATATTGAAGCTAGTGAAACAAAGCGGAACAACAAGCCTAATGCAGAACCAAAACAAGATATTAGTAAGCTCTCACGAGAGGAACAACTAATAGCAGTAATGGGGAAAGATGGTGTGAGGTTTGATTAATGCAAAATGTATCAGATGTGGCTAAGCAGTGGATTAGAGATAAGGGTGGTGAGTTACTTAGTCAAGATGAATTGCAAAAACGGTTGGTAGCGATAGATAAACAAGCGGAACAGAAGTCTGCTGAAGATTATCTGGCACTAAAACGTAAGGTTTACGAGCGTGATAGTTTGTGGCCGTCAGGTAAGAAGACGACATTTTCATTTGAACGTTGGCTACCAGAACGACAGCCAAATAAAAAGGCAGCAACTGAAATTAAAGCGCAAACACAGAACTTGTTCAAACGATTAAGACGTGAAGCATTCAATGTTTTCTTAAACGGATCCGCAGGTGTTGGTAAAACTGCCATGACATTAGCAATAGTTGATGCGTTTGAGAAGTATACGAATAAGACGACCATGTTTGTTAGCGCCGTGGCTTTACGTGAAGCGGTGATGTTTGATTTTTCAGATTTGCAAGCTAAAGCCAAATTAAAACGTGTTGAGAAATCAATGCTAGAAGTCGATGTCTTAGTGATTGATGATTTTGGTAGTGAAGTCGGTATGGCTGGTTCAGTTCGTCAAGCAACGGAACGTTTGCAACAGTTTTACATGAGAGTGGCTGATGCGCGCTATGAGGTTGACGAAAACGATAAAAGGACTAAGTGTACCATTATCACGTCAAACAACACACGGAGCGAATTAAGCACCATGTACAATGACAAGCTAATTAGTCGATTGGTAACTAAAAAACCGGCAAACATTTTATTATTTGTTGGTCTGGAAGATGTAAGGGAGTGATCAATGAGTAAATTCCAAGCAGTAAGAACGGAGAACGGTGTGATTGTCGAGCGTGACGTTAGGACGTATAGCACGTTCAGCTGGATAGATGCCAGAGTGAGGGCATTGAGTTCATTTCTCGGTGGCGATTGGGGATTTGAAGTTGTTGAAAAATAAAAAACGCCTAGCCATTGGAGTGGTTAGACGTGAGGTATAAATATTTTGAAATGTAATTTATACCTCAAGAATATCAGGAAATATGGAGGTAGTCAAATGGTACCAGATGAATTAGAGTTTTTCGATCCCAATAAACCAGATCGAAATTGGGAGCGCATGCAGTCGCGCATTGAGTATTTGGAATCAGAGCGCAGCAAGAAAATTGATGAAAGAGACTACGCTCAAGAACGTATTCACGAGATTGACGAAGAACTTAGCCAATTAAAATTGAGCATTAATTAGACAGGAGATTAGTATGGCAAACGAAGTAGCAATAATCAATTTAGAGATTACAACATTAACACCGGCACATATTGAAGCACCTAACTTAGATAAGTTGGTAGCCAATACTGATAATATGTTGGCAAAATACAAAGAGTTTCCAGTTGTTGAAGAAAATTACGAACAAGCTACAGAACAAAGGGCAAGCTTGAATAGCACGATTAAAAATATCGCTGATCAACGTAAAAGCACTGAAAAAAAATTGATGGGAAACTGGTCTGAAATCAAATCAAAGATGATGGCTATTGAAAAATCCGGTAAGTCAGCATCTGATTTGATGAAGCAACAGATGGTGCCAGTTGAGAATGAGCGCAAGGAACGTCGCCGTGTCGTTATCATGAACGATGTCACTGCAATAGCAAATGAGCAGGGCGTGGATTGGGCGCGTATTCAATTCAATGAAAAATGGCTTAATAAAACCTACAGCCGTAATGACATGATAAGTGAGATTGATGCGCAAATATTGCAAATTCATAAAGATGATGAGCTAAAAGCGTTACAAATTAACCAAATTGAAGTTGAAGCAAGTGGCTTGAAGATAGATGCCGACCCTTATATTTCAATGCTTGGCTTACGTGATCTAGTAGACATTAAGGCGCAGATGAAACGCGATATTGAAATCAAGGCAGCAAGGTTAGCGGAAGCTAAACGCGTTCAAGAAGCAACTGAAGCAGCAGCTAAAGAACGTGAAGCCAATGCAAAAGTAGTTGGTGACAAGCTAGTTGATGAAAATGGCGAAATAGTCGAGAAACAAACCGTTGAGAAAAGATATGATCGCACATTGAATATAATCAATGCTACGTTGCCTCAACTCAATGACTTGGCGCGATACATGAAAGAAAATGGAATCGAGTTTAGAGGTGTCAAATGAGCGTACTAAAATCATTCATTGATGTGAAAAAGCACGTTAAACAGCCATCTAAAGATGGGACTAATCCGCAGTTCAAAAGCGGATACGTGACATTAGACGGTGTTATTAAATCAATAGATGATGCCATTAATGAATCAAATGAGCCGTTTGCATGGTGGCAAGAAGTTAGTGACAATGTTGTCTACACCGCAATAACAGATGGCGAAGACACACTAAAAATACAAGGTTTCCCACTGTTGGCTGTTCAAAATAATAAGGCAGTAAATTTAGACGGCGCCACACCACAGGCGTTAGGATCTGGCTTAACTTACGCAAAAAGATATAGTCTAGCAATGGCATTTGGCATATCTAGTGATGTTGATGATGACGGTAATGGTGCGCAAGACCAGAAATATAAGCCAGTTAATAAGTCAGGGCAAGAAAAACCGAAAAATCCACTGCATTCAGAATTTGGTAAGTTGGCCAAGAAAATTGAGTCGAAAAACAATATCGACGAAAAGCAAGTTTACTCAATCATATCTGGTCAGTTTGGATTGCAAGTTAATGAATTCATGGATT